TCAATTGGAAATATAAGGTCCGAATTAAATATAGGTAATACATCACCATCACTACTATCATAATTATAGAATCCCAATGGTGATAGAAACGCCGATGTATACCTACTCGCGCAACGTGAAGTAGCCCACCATATCAACTTATATCGATGACAAACATTCATTAAACGTTTAGATATTCTGCTTTTTGTTTTACACCAATCATTCGTTTGACCTCTTGTCCATTTTCTAATAGAACAACTGTTGGAATACTACGAACGTTATATTGTTGAGCAGTAGTAGGGTCTTCATCGATGTTTATTTTTTGTACTGGGATTGTGTTACCCACATCTGACATAATTGGTCCTAACATTCTACACGGACCACACCAAGGTGCTGAGAAATAAAGATATTGTTTCATATTTACTTTTATTTAATTAATTTAGTCTCAAGTGGAGTGGGGAGTAGCGAACTTCCCCACCCCTTTTCCGTGAACTAACACGGTCCTAAGATGTGGTCTTCAAACCACACTTCGTTTAACCATCACACGATACACAATCGGGGTCAGTAGCTCTCGTAGCAATATCACCACGAAGTACTGATTCCGTTCTCATATAATAGAGGGTTTTGATACCTTCTTTCCAAGCCTCCATATGGACTTGATTAATCCACTTTGGACTTGCTTGTGATGGGAATGCTAAGTTTAGAGAAACTGCTTGGTCAACATATTGTTGTCTGATACCTGCTTGTTTAACTAACTCCAACTGATTGATTTCTTTGAATGTTTTGAATACATCTTTTAACCAATCTACTTCTTTGTTTTCAATCATCACATCGGCAATATCCTCACGATTGAGTAATTTACCATTGACATATCCCCAATTGTCGAACTCACTCAAGTCTTGTACTGAACCACCATCTTGTAGGATTTTATCCCAAGTATCTTTGTTGTTCATACTCAACTTACGAAGTACTCTCTCCAATTCACGATTCTTACGAATGAATGTTCCTTTAGCTGTTTGTTCAGTAAAGACATTTGCAGCCCAAGGTTCGATACCAGCAGATACATTACCACTCAACTTAGAGTTGGATACCGTTGGTGCGATTGCTCTCAAGTGAGTATTTCTCATACCACTACCAACACACCAAAGTGGTTCTCCGTATTCTTGAGCCAAGTCACGTGATGCACGTTCTGACTCAATCTTGATTTGAGAGAATATCTTACGAGTCTCAAACTGAGCAGGTAATCCTTCGAATGCCATACCTTTTTGTTGTAGGTAAGTGTGCCATCCAAGAACTCCAAGACCCAATGCTCTACCCTTTTCAGCAGAACGAACTGAGTTCTCAAACCCTCTCATATTCTTAGCACGTTGGATAAACTCTTCGAGTACACCATCCAAGAACCAAGTTGCAGTATAGATAAGGTCAGTATCTTTCCACTCATCATACTTAGATAAGTTTAGTGATGATAAACAACACACGAATGAGTGAGACTCATCGGTATGTAATGTGATTTCAGAACATATGTTAGTCATATGAACCTTCAACCCATTGTGTTTGTATGCTTCAGGGTTTTGTTTGTTTACGTTACCCTTATACATAATGTAAGGTTGACCAGTTGCTTTACGTTTCTGAAGTACCTTACCCCATTTGCGTCTTGCTTCATTGTCACCATCTTCAAGTTTTCTCATAAACTTATCACCAACGATAACACATTGGTTCAAGTTCAAACATTGTCGGTTTACATCACCTTTAGGTTCTCTGATTTCAATCCACTCATCAAAGTCTTTGTGTTCGATGTTTAGATTCACCGATGCAGCACCTCTACGAACAGCACCTTGATTTGTAGCAAGGATTGTTGAATCGTAAATCTTAGCAAATGGTACTACACCATCAGATGTTCCATTGTTAGTGATGTTTGCGCCAGCAGGTCTAATCATATTGATACCAACACCAACACCACCACCATGCTTTGCAAGTAACATCAACTCAAGGTTCTTCGACCCAATCTCTTGGATGGAGTCACCCACATCAATACCAAAACACGAGATTGGTAAACCTCTATCAGTACCAGTATTTGATAGCACTGGTGATGCAAGGTTCAACCACCCTTTCCAAATGTAATCAAAGAATTTTGATGCCAATTGTGGTTTGTTAAGTCTACGAGCAACTGCCGTAGCAACTCTCCAATAAGCATCCTTTGGTTTTTCACCTGCTAATAGGTAACCCTTTGAGATGGTCTTAACGTAAATTTCAGTATTTCCCCACGTTGGGAAGTCTACTCCGAGCTCCCAACCTAATTCTTCTCCGTAATTCTTCATAACTTCTTAAAATATATCATCCCAATCTTCACCTTCATTAGCCTTACTGTAATCAGTAGGTCTTAGAGCAAAGAAGTCAGTATGTGTATGTCCACCAGTCAAGTGGTAGAACCATTCTAATTGTGCCGCTGAGTCTTCATCATATGCAAAGATAGATTCGTAACCCAACTCATTTAATTTTTCATTTAGTCTCTGATTGATGAAGTTCTTTAGGTCCTCTTTTTTAAGATTTTCCAAATCACCCATTTCAAACATCTTATCGATGTATTTGTGTTCCAATGTTTGAATCAACCCAGCAGCCTTTTGGATTGACTCTTTAGAATCTTCCAATAGTTCGGGATATTCTTCACACATATGTTTGAATAACTGACATCCCATACGAGAGTGTAGTGATTCATCTCTCACCGACCACTTCATTTGTTGACCAATCCCTTTCAACTTGTTTCTCATTTGGAATGAGTACAATACTGCAAATGAAGAGTATAGTGCTACTCCCTCAGTAAATGCTGAGAAGATTGCAAGTGAGCGTGCTACTTCAGCTCTTGCTTCTGCATTGTTCTTCAAGTCTTCGTAGGTATAGTTGTTTGATACCTCAGCAAGATTCTCGAAACGTTCAGCAGTTGCAGGTTCGTGTAAGAATGCCTCAAAATCTTCTAAACCAAGTGACTCATTCAAATATGAGTATGCAGTAGCGTGGATGGTTTCTTGTGAACCAAACATCATTGCCATCTGCTTGATTTCGTGTTTTGGAAACCAATTAGTAACCATAGTAGTCCAATAATCGGATACAGCACATTCCGTTTGAGCAAATCCTAAAAGGATATTACCAACTAAATTCTTTTCTTCGACTGACAAATTTTCATTCCAATCCTTAATATCACCTTGCATTGGTATTTCAGTATGTAACCAAAATGCTTGAGCTTGTTTCAACCAACCTTCGGTGTAGTATTCGGGGTATTCAAACGGTTTAAATGGTATTCGATTATCAAATAGACCCATAGGGTTCTCCTCTTTTAATTATTAGACAATATGTTAATTGGGGTGGTAATATATAGTCTCTAAAAACCAATATCACCACTCATTTCCTTGTATTTTTGGGCTAATTCTTTTCTTACTAAACTCTCCCCTTGTTTCATCTGCTTTGTGGTACTTCTACCATCAATGGAATCATCATTATAAATGTGGATTTGACCAGTTGAGAAGTTTGCTTTAGATGGGAATGTCATACCATCAGGTCCAAAACGATTCTTAATTACGTGCCATCTACCAGTTCCAGCGAGTTTATCTTCAATCTTACGAGATAGAGATACCACGAAATCAGCAGTCATCATCTTTGAGAATGACCCAGCAATCTTAGTACCTGTAATAATGTCATCTTCTGCGCCACTTCTATTAATCTGAGATGCCGTGAAGACTGGAACTTCATACTCACCTGCCAACCCTCTAAGGTCTTCGATGATTTCTTCCAACTCCTCGTGTCTCTTTTCTTTAGATGGTCCTCTCAAAAGGTCAGCATAATCCACAATTACCACATCTGGCTTCTTACCTTGTAAGGTCATCTTATCCATATGTGCTTTTAGAGATGTCACACTTGCAGTTTTGGTAGGATAATGTTTTACAACAAGGTCACCTGGTACATTTTCGACTGCCTTCTTAACATCCTCCATATTGTACTTCAAATTACCTACTGCAACTCCACTTAGAACTGCATCATATCTCTGACCAGTGTAACCTTCGTTCAATTCCAAAGTATAATGTGCTACCACTTTACCCTTCTTCATTGCGTTTACACCAATATTTACCAAAGCCCACGACTTACCAATTCCAGGAGGAGCCGCAAATAGTATCAACTCACCCTTACCAAAACCACCTTGTGTGATTTCATCAACAACATCCCATCCAGTTGAAACCACATTACGAACTGAATCTTCATATCGTTCTGCCAACATAGTCTTATACTCGTGTCCTATATCAGAGTCTTGACCTGCTTTCATTGCAGTGTCAATATTCTTCTTAATGGTATCGTATTTACCATCCTCTAATAAAGTCACCGAATCTAAGATTGCGTTCTTAATAGATTGATTCTTACAAAAGTCAAGGACTTGCTCCTTTACATAAGTTAAATCTTCACTATCTAAGTGATTCCAAGCGAATTTTAATGTATCGACTACTGAAGTCTTTAACACATCTCTCTCAATGGTGTTTATCTTGACTTTAAGGACATCCAATGTTGGCATTGTCTCGTACTCATCAAAATATTTTAAAATGGTTTTAACTAACCATTCAGACGCTTCGGAGTCAAAGTACTCAGGCTTTAGTATATCGTAGATTTGTCGAGTATACGACCTATCGGATATAATTGCCGAGATTACTTTATTCTGAAACGATGTGCTAAACTTACTTCCTAACTTCTCCATATAAGGACTAATATACGAAATTATTTGTTAGTATCAAAACTATTCTTCAAAAAACCATCTAATGATGACCACGAATTTTGCAACCAACTATCGATATTGGAAAATACAGTGTATAACTTATCATACATAAACATCTTCTTAAATTCAACCACATCAAAGTTTGATTCTTGCGAGTCCATAATATCTCTGACATTTGATTTGATTGAAGATGAGATTTCGGGGTCTTTTAGTTGCATCAGCCCATAATTCATCTCAATAGTTGTCACATTTTCCATCAACTTTTGTGACAACTTATCATCACATTCAGTTTTGATTTTAGAGATGAACCCATCTAAGTCCATAACCTCATCATTTAGGAATGTCATCTTTTTATGAATGGTCTTAGGACCAACGCCACGGATACCTTCAATGTTATCCGACTTATCACCTTCAATTACACGATAGAATACAAGATTTTGTGGTTTAACACCATAATCTTCCATTACAAGTACTTCATCATACATATTCTTCTTAGTAGGGGCCCATACTTTAATTCGTGGGTTTACTAATTGTAAGAAATCCTTATCTGATGAAACGATTGTAACTTCTTTCTTGAAGTAGTGATTAGCGAGATATGCGATAATATCATCCGCCTCTACATAATCAATATAAGTAAGAGAGATGGGTAGGATTTGGAGGTATTCAATCAATCTTGTGAATTGATTTCTCATAGATTCTTGTTGGTCCTCCAAATCCTCGTATCCTGCCAATCGATTGATTTTAGTTAGACCAGTACGACCTTCCTTATAACCTTTATAAACTGACTTTCTACGATTTGACCCACCCTTACCATCAAACACGATAACAACTCGTGTAGGTTTCAATCTTCTGATGGTA